GGCAAAGTATTCAGCCGAGATGCGGCACATCAGCCGGTATTCTTCGGCATTCACAACCACAGCATCTTCAGCCACCACCTTGCCGCCACAGGCCGCAATCATTAACGCCGCCCGCATTAACCCGCATTCATCGGATTTCCAACGGCTCACGGTGGCATCATCCATACCAAGCAGCAGCGCGACTTCGTGCTGTGATTTATCCGCAAGCATTCTCAAAACAGCAGCTTGCAGCTTGTGTGCCTTTGTGATGACTTCCACTGATAATTCAGTCATGGCCTAGCCCCAAAGATTTTCTTGTACTCTTTAGGGAATTTGGTTTTCAGATAATTGTTTTGTGCCAACGGGATACCGTTCTTTTTCCATTGGGATACCGCCCCTTTGGAAATACCGCACAAGCCGGCCACTTTGGACGTGCCGCCTAGTAGTTCAATAAACTCGATATGTTTCATTTTCTTCTTTCACCTTAGAAAACTTGACTAAAGTATAGGTTACTAAACATATAAAAGTCAAGCACCCTAAACAATATTTCGTTTAGACTGCTAAACGATTTGATAGGATATTGAAATGAATACGCTTAAAGACAGATTAGAAGAGCTGATGGCTGAGCATGGTTTAACCACACAGCAGCAGCTTGCAGACTTTGCTGGAGTATCAAAAGGACTGGTTGGACAATGGTTTAATGGAAGCACCGGGTTAGGCGCGAAGCCGTTATTAGCCTTCGGAAAGAAAACCCGCTTCTCTACCCAATGGCTGGCAGATGGTACGGGCGAAAAATATCAATCAGCCTCTCCCAGCAAACCGATAGAATCAAACGCGACTGCATTCGCCGTGGTCGAAACGTGGCAGGACGGCACCCCGCTCAACGATGCGGAATGTGAAGTGCCGTTCCTGAAAGAAGTACGGCTGTCTGCCGGTTCAGGCGCATTTGAAGCATCCGACTTCAACGGCTACAAGCTGCGTTTCCACGAATCCAGCCTGCGCCGCAAAGGCATCAACCCTAAAGATGTGGTGTGCGTGTCTGCCGATGGCAACAGCATGGAGCCGGTGTTTCCTGACGGTGCTACGCTTGGCGTGGACACCAGCCAAAAACACATTAAGGACGGCAAGATTTACGCCATCAATCATGACGGCTGGCTACGCACCAAAATCCTTTACCGCCTACCCGGCAACAGAATCCGTATTCACAGCTACAACGAAGAGGAGCACCCGGACGAAGAAGTCGATGCCGCCGATATTCAAATCATAGGCCGCGTGTTTTGGTGGAGCGTGTTGGATTAATACTAAGCAGGCATAAAGAAGCCCCGCGATCATCATCACGGGGCTGCTGCTACTTTTACTTCCCTATCTAGCGCCTAGGTAAACTACGGCAATGTTCACACACAACTTCCCACTGACCGTTACGAAAACGGTCGTACTGGCGAACATATACCGGCATTAGGCCGGAGCAATGCCCATTACAGGTCATTTTGCGTTCCTCCAAAATCAAAGGATGCGCCACATTTTGCAAGCGCTTATGGCAAAAGTGCTTGCCCCACACCATCATTTGAAGGATAATCAGCGACCAGTCCATGGTCTGCGTTATCAACTAATGCAGGCGGTTAGTGTAAAGTTGCACAAACAAATCACTAACTAACACGGCTTGGGATGCGCCAACATTCCAAGTCGTTTTTCTTTATCAGAACCGCAAGTTAAGCTGTTCTGGCATATAAGAAATTCCCATCTTACTCAAAATTGTTTTTGAATATTCATCAGCTTGCCACTCCGCATCTTCCTGCTGAGTAGGCTCAATATCGCTATAGTGCAAAGAAGCCTGATGACCGAGCATTAAATGCCCAAGCTCATGAAAGAAGATAAAGATAGCCTCCGGCTCGCTCTTACAGATGCGAATATAGAGGCTTTCTGGCATACAGATGGCGCGGTTATGGCACATAGCTTTAGTGATATGTAACCACTCATTATCGGCAACAGGGTCTACGGTAATACCGTATTTCCCCAGCTGCTCCATGAATTGATCCATCTGCCCTAAAGTGCTTCTATTGACTTTTAAGACTCTTGCTGTTTCCGATGCAATTGATTGCACGTCCTTAATACCCAAGGGCATAACACGCTGCCCCCTTAAAATATAAGTACTGCTCTGATTTGGCATTATCATTTTTCCCCTTGTATGGAGGTTGCTTGAATATCTGCTAATAGCTTAGCAAACAGTTCTAATTGCTTTTGATTTAAATCGGAGTTAGCAAATCCAGCAACCAACATCTGGTGTTGCAAGTTCAATCCATCCAATGGTGCAACCTCATTTGAAACCATCGCTTTTTCTCTCAATCGCATAGTTGCTACAGGATAATCTAAGCTTGAGAAAAAGTCTTCAATATCACTAATAAAATCTAATGGCACTTTATTGCGCCCTGTTTCTATAGCACTCAAAAAAGCTGGCGACTTGCCTAATGCTTTAGACATTGTCATCAACGTTTGCTTGGTTTCGCGGCGAGCCTCACGGACAGCTTCGCCGAATTTTGTCAGCCCCATGCTTGTCCCCTTTTACGTTAGTTGGTGGTGATTACTTTCAGACGCCCTGCATTATAACTGATATGTAACCAAAATTCTACTTTTTTACCAGAAAAACAGAATTCTAATAAAATTAGATATAAAACAATATACTATAAGTCAACCAACCCAGCTCTGGCTTTTCTTTTGCCCGTCAAACCACATCCAACTGTAAACCAGTAGCTGACTGTTGCCGCCATGTGCGGCTTTTTTGTTGTCTGTGAAAAATAAATTCTGTTTTAAATCAAAGAAAAGTATAGTTTCCTATACTAAATTTGTTTAGCACGCTTGACTTAATATGTTTAGTTTTCTATACTACGTCCAACGAAATACGAAACAGACCGCACGAGCCAAGCCCTAGCGGGATACAAGAGGGCAAGCCCAGTTTAAAAGCTGGGGGCAAGGCCGATAAGCCCTAGCGGGCAGCAGAACAAAATTGGCGAGTAAAAGCCGAGGCGAATTTTTAACAGAGCCTCTTCATAGAGGAGGCTTGATTAAAAGTTTGCAGATTACCTAGTGCGCCGCCTTGAGTTCCCATGCCGAGGGGAACCTTGCAGCAATTCGCGTGTTCATGCGCTCGAGTAAGCATGCACACCTTTGCGGGGCGCAGCCCATACCGCAGCGCGCAAAAAAGGCTGTCCTGATAAAACGCAGTACAGGGTGGCGCACTAGGTAATTTGATTGAAGGAGAGAGCAATCATGTACACCATCCAGCCCGACTATGACGGCATGTTAGCCGACTACTTGGACGAAATCAGCGCGGCAGATTACGAAGAGAGCAGGCAAGAAGCCGAAGCCCTGCGGCTTGAGAAAGAATACCGCAGCGAAATCATCCGCGAATGGGCGGAAGTAGCCATGATAGACGGCGAAGAGAACTACGACCTCAACGACCAAGCCACATGGGCAGACCATATCGACTGGTTTTTACTTGAGCGCAACGAAGAGCGCCTGCCGCTGGATATCCCCATGCCCACATGGGAAGAGTGCGTGGCAGCCATTGCCGCCAACTAACACGGAGCAAATCATGCAAATCAACATAGAAGGGAATTACAGCCGCGTTGCCGAAGTGCTACAGCGCGGCATAAACCTTATCCAAGGCACAACGCTGGATGAAATCCTAGACGAACTGAGCCAAGAGGTACAGGCCGCCATCATCAAGCACATGATGGATAAAGCCAACGACCTCATCCGTGAGGAAGAGGAAGAGCGCGAAGAGGAACGGCGAGAGCGCGAACAGCAGTTCATCGGCTTAGCAGCCAACCAATAGCCACAGCCAGCCGGTGGGCTGGCTATCTGAAATCAGAAAGGAAACATCATGAGAATCGGGAAGTTAAAAAAAGCATGGACGATTATGCAAGTGCTGGGAGTGTTTGATGAGCACAAACAAGACTACATCGACCAACACGATTACTACCGTGAGGGCGATTTCGAGCATGTTCGCAACCATATCGGCGACCAATTCAGCATTGCAGTGAGGGCCGGCGAAGATGCAGATAAATGCCTAAACCAAGCCAAGCAGCGCGTAGTGAGCGCGCTTGGTGGTACACACAAACAGTACATGGCATTTGCTTAAATTGGCGACAGACCCCCAGCCGGCGGTGGGGCAAAACACCGGCAGCAGGCGGCGGCTGAACTCCTTGCAAGGGTAATCCCCCTCTAACTACCGCGCGCCTGCACCACTACAAACAGGAGCTACAAAATGAAAACCCGCATCGCCGCTTGGATAGCGGCTATTTTTATGGGCGTGGCCTTTGTCGCCATGCCCACCCTAGACAGCCAAGACAAATACCTACAAGCCGAAGAGACAGCAGCCGAGCGGGTAGCCAAGATAGACAAGCAAGCCTCACAAGAGGCCGCCGAACTAGAGCGGCACTATCAAGAGATGGACGACGTGCAGATTATGCGCGGCGTGGTGTATGAGCCGGAGGGAAGGTAATGCAAGTTATTACCCGATACAACAAGCCGCAAAAAGGCAAGGTAACCGTAAGCATAGAGAACCGCCGCAGAATTACCGGACTACTGCCGAATGAATGGCGAGCGTGGGCAGTCTATCGAACTAGGCTGGGCGGTATAGATGTGTACGAGGAAGAGATATTCCCCATCACCGAAACCGCCGCCATTACCGACTGCCAGAACAAATTTTACCAACAGATGAGCGAACGCATCGAAGCCGGCCGCCGCAATTTAAACCACCTCCCAGCCGCCATCAGGCGGACAGGGAACAAACGGAAAGATTAGAAATGAGCAAAAGCAAAGAATTGATTACAAAGCAACACCCCGTCAGCGCGGGCGACATTCTTGGCATGGTTGCCGGCCTTGCCGCTGCTGCCATGCACATTTACACCATCGACCCAACCGGCAAGCTCAGCAAGATGCTCGCCACCGAAGCCATCCCGCCCATCCGGCAAATCATCCTGCCGATTGCAGAAGAGGCAAGGCAATTAGCCGCAGCAGACGATGCCGCAGCAGACGACTTTGTAGCTGTTGTTATAGTAGCCATTTTGCTGCTGGACAAAGCCAACAAAAAAGCAATCGAGCTTGGCTTATCCGATGCAGTACCGCCGACTATCCAATAATTGGAGCCAATCATGACCACAAACACCCAACTGACCCCCGCCCAAAAGGCACACCGCCTGAAAGACTTTTTCCAAGCCCCCGCCGTGCAGGCCAAGATGCGCGAACTGCTGGACAAAAACGCCGCCAGCTTCGCCACCAGCGCCATGCAGATAGCCAACAGCAATCCCATGCTGCTAGATGCCGAGCCGATGAGTATTTTCAACGCCGCCGTGATGGCCGCCACCCTGAACCTGCCCATCAACAACAACCTGGGCTTCGCCTATATCGTTCCCTACCGCAACAAAGGGAAAGTGGAAGCCCAGTTTCAGCTTGGCTACAAAGGCTTCATCCAGCTTGCCCAGCGCAGCGGCCAGTTCGAGCGCCTGGTATCCCTGCCAGTGTATGAAGCCCAGCTGATAGAGGAAGACCCCATCAACGGCTTCAAATTCGATTGGAAACAAAAGCCGGCAGAAAACGAGCAGCCCATCGGTTACTACGCCTATTTCAAACTCATCAACGGCTTTACCGCAGAACTGTACATGACCCGCGAACAGGTGGCCGCCCACGCAGGCAGATACAGCCAGTCTTTCAAAAAGGGCTACGGCGTATGGGCGGACAACTTTGAGGCGATGGCGCTCAAAACAGTAACCAAACTACTGCTGTCCAAACAAGCCCCGCTGTCCATCGATATGCAAAAGGCCGTTCTGTCCGACCAAAGCGTGATTAAAGACGTGAGCGGCGAGCAGTTCGACTACATCGACAACCAGCCAGCCGACCCCGTGATGCTGCTGCCGGTGGATGATGCCCTGTTTGCCACCCTGAAAGAAAACATCAGCACCGGCGAAATCAGCGTGGAGAGTGTGCTGAACGGCAACTATGACCTGACCCCAGAACAGAGGGCAGAGATTGAGAGCTTGTGATGCTTATCCGCTGTTCCGCCATCCACAAAATCATCGGCCTGCCGCGCAGCAAAAACGACAGGCTGACCCAAACCGCCAAAAGCCACCTTATCGAGCAGGCCAAGCAGGAGCTATTCGGCGTGGCCGCCTTCGACGGTGCCAAGTACACCGAAAAGGGCAACGCATTAGAGCCGTTCGCCATCCAAGGCAGCGGCCTGATACGCGGCAGGCAGTACGCTAAAAACACCGAGCGGCGCGAAAACGACTGTATCAGCGGCGAATGCGACATCCACGACCCCAAGCACCGCCTCATCATTGACACCAAATGCAGCTGGGATATTAAAACCCACCCGTTCTTCCGCGAAGAAGCCGAACGCAAAGTCAAGGAAGCAGGCTACGACTGGCAGATGCAGGGCTATATGTGGCTGTTCGACTGCGAGCAGGCCGAGATTGATTTTTGGCTGTTCCCTTGCCCGGAAGACCTTATCGGCCAATACGGCGACCCTGAAAAGCTGATTGACGCCATCGAGCGCATCCCACTGCGCAGGCGCGTAACCACCGTAACCGTCAAACGAGACCCTGAAGCCATCGAGCGCATTCAAGAGCGCGTGGCCGTTTGCCAAGAATATTACCAACAACTCATGCAGGAGCAAGTATGAAAAAAGGAAGTCGTAAGTTGCAAACTATAGATGATATAAAAGAACGATTTAATAGGAAAGTAAGAATCACAGAAACAGGTTGTCATGAGTGGACAGGAGCCAAACAATCAAATGGGTATGGACGATTTAATTTTCTTGGGAAAAGCATGTATGCTCATAGGGTTGCTGCCTTATTAAGATTTGGAATAGTGTATCCCAATATAGATGTATGCCATATATGCGACAACAGAGGATGTGTAAATCCATACCATTTATTTTGTGGAACTCGGAAAGATAATATGCAAGATTGCAAGATAAAAAATAGAACAGCAAAAGGTTCTTTGCTTTCAAAAAAATTAACTGATTCTGATGTTATAGCCATAAGGCAAATGTATAAAACTGGCGCAATGCAAAAAGATATTGCGAAAAAATATGGTGTTACAAGGTCTGCAATCTATCACATTATCCATAACAACACATGGAGGCATATTAAATGTTGAATAAGGTTTTACTTATTGGAAGGCTTACAAGAGCCCCTGAATGCCGCTATATATCAAATTCAGACTGTGTTTGTAATTTCGGATTGGCTACATCCGAAAAATATACGGATAAATCAGGAAATAAAGTTGAGAAAACAGAGTTTCACAACATAACCCTATATCGCAAGCTGGCCGAAATCGCCGCCCAATACCTGAAGAAAGGCAGCCTCGTCTATCTCGAAGGCCGCATCCAATCCCGCAAATACACCGGCAAAGACGGCATCGAGCGCACCG